GTATAAGCAGTTGTTGAAGTACTAAAACCAGTAATATTACTGTAGAGTGCAAGTTTAAAAGTTGATCCACCAGATGAATCAAAATCAAACGTACCACCAAGTAGGTCTGTTTTAAAAGAGTCAGGTACTATATTTGCCATTTAATTGTCTCCTTAATTTATTTATGGTGATGGTGATTTAAGAGGTGTACGAATAACTCCATCTTGATATTCGTCTCGGCGTCTACGACCTTGTTGTTCGATCGCGTACGATTGTAAAGCTCTTTTAAAAGATCCTTCGTAGTATTGTAACATATCTACAGGACCTTTCAAGTATCCATATGCTTCTACCAGACAAGCGTACAAAAGTAAATCCTGATATTTATTAGATGTATAAGTCCCTTGAGTACTTCCTGGTGAAGCTGTTATTGAATCTGGTTGTTTTGTATAAGCTAAAGTTATTAAATTTGTACTATTTGGAGTAGGTGCTACTACCCAATAATTAGCATCCCAATTAGCATAATATTTTGGAATACCAGAAGCTGTTCCTGGGGTATCATAAAAAGTTGCCATATAACTTGTATCTTTTTTTTCTAAAAAAGTTTGATTTCCAGCAGCATCTGTTAATTGTACATATCGAATAAATCTTAAATCAGAAGGTATCGTTACATATCTACTTCCAGCTGCTAGATTTGATGTAGCATAAAATCTGTTATCGTCAGAGTCAGCCTCTCTATAAATTCTGTTTTCAGCATTTTTAATTATAGTATTTAAAACACCTGTAGATAAAACATTACTATCTACTTCAGTGTAGTTTCTTACATCATCTTGTAAATTTGTTAAAGTATAAGCCATTACTCTGATTCTCCATGTTTTCTACGTATTTTTTCTTGTTTGTCTGTTCTCACTTCTTCATACATTTCAAGGTGAGGATCTTGTTTCTCAGGTGTGAATATATTTTTAATCCAATTAATAAATTTTTTAATCATGCGCTTATTGTTATAGGACCAACGGAACAACCGTAGCCTCCTCCTTTAATACTTCCTGTTGTAGCAGTATCCGAATTAACTGTAAAGAAGAAGAAATTAGATAAAGCATAGTCTGTTGTAACTCTTGCACCATTGTCATAAAGACCGGTTGTTATAGCATAACCAGATCCTTGACCTATTTGTACTCCTGTTATTCCATCAAAGTTTGGAATTGTTGCATAAGCAAACACAGGATTAGTTGGAGTTCCTGTTCCAGGAGATGTTGTAGGTGAACCTCTAAATAAATAAGTTGTACCATTTGTTAAACCATGTCCCGGTACATTTACATTTATGATTCCTGATCCTGCTTGGTATGTTTCAAACCCATCTTGTGGAATTATTACAGTTGTAATTGGTTCTGCTCTATCTGGTCTTACTTGTAATAATGCAACACCATCACCACCAATTGGTTTAGGTTCAAGTTGTGGTTGCTTAGGTTCATACTCTGTGTAGTGAACAAAAGAGCCATTCCATTCTCTAACCATTTCTTTATATGGAAATTCCATACCCGATCTATCTGAAATAGCTTTTGAATGTTTTCCTGTTGCGTACTTAGACATTAAGTTCCTGGGTAATAAGCTTTAGGTGTAATAAATGTACTTGAAGCTGAACCATCTTCTTGTAATGCTCTTTGAAATTCATCTTCATATAATAACTTTAAATTTTGAGTTAATTGTGGAGCATATTTCATAGATAAGTAATAAGTTAAACCTGAAACCATACAAGGTATGAATCTAAAAGGCATATCGGTTGCATTAGTGTAAGCCCCAATATCTTGAATTCTTTTTATATAATAGAAATGCATATCTTTGGATGCATTAGTTGAATCTGGTGTAGGATAAACATTAATACTAACATGATCAATAAATCTTTGTACCCAATATTGGTTAGGTGTACCTTTAGAAAGTTTATTGGAAAATGCAGCATATGTTGATCTATCAACTTTAGTCATAGGACTATCTGATTGATCTGTTGCTGTTCTATTGGATCTTAATTGTGCTTCAAGGACATCGGACATTCCATAAATACCATTTGGATTTGATGTAGCACTAGTACCATCAGCTGCTTCTCTAAAAAATTTATATTCAGCCTGTCCTTCAATTAAATCAAGATCAAGTTCCCCTATTTCCCAATAGTGAATACCTCTATTACCCCATTCTTGAAGCATTATATTTAATGATCTTCTTGAAGTTTTTAATTGGTATCCTGAAACTTGTTGAATACCTATTCGTTCAAAAGCTTCTTCTACTATTTCATCAATAGAAAAAGTTTTATCAAAAGTAGTTGTTCCAGAGGTAGTGTTAGCCATTTAGCCTCCTAGCCAGTATATCCGATAGTAACAGATCCTGTTCCAGTTACATCTGCATAGATAGTAGTTTCAAATCTAATACCATTTCCAGGCATATACATATCTAACCCTTCACTTCCAAAAGTAGATTCAAATACAATAGCTCCAGATGCAGTTGCTGCATCATAAAGTTTTATATTTGTAACTCCTGTAGCTTGAATGTATGTAACTCTAGCAGGACCAATATTAGTAGATCCTCCTGAAGCAGTTTTTACCTGTCCGTCAGCTGTAAGTGTTGTAAATTTTTGGTCTGATGACATATTGTTTTCTCCTATTAAATTTAAGTGGGGCCGAAGCCCCACACTAATTATTTATTAAGCTTCTTTAGCAAATACACCTTGCACATCAACAATCGTCCAATGAGTTGTTGAGTTTAAAGATGCACATACTACAAAGTCACCAACTTTTGATGTTGTTTTTGTATTAATAAGATCTTTATTATCTGTTAAAGATCCAGCATACAAAATACCATCATTAGCATTTGGGCTAATAGTTAAAGTGTTAGTTCCATCTTGAGCAGTGTTTACAAAAGTAAAAACTCTTCCGATAGAAATTGCAGGTAAAGTAAATACCACACCATCAGTTGATGATGTAAAAGTTTTACCAGAATCTGCGTTTGCTACTGTGTAGTTAGCTGATTTGTTTTCTAGATTGAATCCAGTTAAACCTGCTTCGTTAAATTTACCTTGCAGTACTGGTCCTCTAAATAGTGTTTTAGCCATGATTATTCTCCTAGTTGTATTCTACATAGTCTCTAGGCCGTCGACTATACTGCGTCCATGCAGAATATTAATTTATGTATAGTGCTGAAAGTATATACTAGTTTTTAATAGAGTGCAAGAGAGCCTGTAGTGTGGAGTGGAATTTTTCCAACGATGTAGCTTTTGTGTTAAGAAGCTACTGAAACTTCTGGAGCAGAACTTTCAACATTGTTCTGTACGTGAGCGATTCTAGCTTCTTCAAGCTTGATATCTGTGATGATCTTTTTGACTTTATCGTCAATTCTAACCATCTCAAGAGTATATCTGTTATTATCCAGATGCTCCTGTTCCCACTTCAACTCCAAGGACCTTTTTGCTTTGTATAGGTCTTGTATCATCTATAACCTCCTCATAGGTTATTCTATTTACCTTGTCATTATAACTGTTTCCAAGGTTTTCCCAAACTATACTGTTTTCTCCAAGTTTGTCAAGGATAGATTGTTCCAGGTCTGTTGGGGAATCTTCTGATTCTACTTTAAATTTAGCGTGATGATTGTACGCCCAAATGTTAACTAAAAAATTTTTCATGAATCTCACCGTTTATTTTATAATTGTGGCGGAACTATGTCCCGCCACAAAATTTATTGATTACGCTCCTGGCGAACCAAAAATACCTCTAGGGTCAGAAACTCCGAAAGAGTATCTTTCTCTAGCTTTGTATCTTACGTTACCAGTGTCAAAGTCGCCTTCCATTGCAGTTGTCAATGGTGCTCTGTTGAACATTTTCATACCGTTAGGCACGTCTGTTAAGATATAGAACGCATCTGCATCTGTTAGGTAGTTGTTCACTCTATAACCTTGAGGAACCATACCCATAGATACGATTGCATTGATATCGTTATCAGCTGTTCCAACTCTACCTTGAGACTTCATAAGTCTTTCAGCTGTAAATTGTAGCTCAGAAGGAATGATCATTTTCAATCCTCTTGCTGCAACTCTTAAACCTCTTTCATCAGTCATTTTACCAATGTCAATCATTGATTGTTCTAATGAAGTTTCGTTTAAGTCAGAAGAAGTCGCTAATTCATTAGCGAACGTTCCTGCTACAGTTGGGTGGTTAGTTGCCATTAAAGGCACACCGTCACCTGAGTTAAAAGTTGTGAAACCATTAATTAATGGATCAACAGCTTTTACTTGCTTAGCGTTACTCATAGATCTTGCTAAAGCTTTTGTATATCTAGACGCAAGTCTGTCATACAAGTTATCCTCAATCGCTTCTTCAGTGATTGCGAATGCTAAAGCTACTGTCTCGTGAGAGTATCTAGCAGTGAAAGTTTCTTGCGCTTCATCAAATGAAACACCAGCGCCTTCACCTTTTACTTGTGCGTTAGCGAAACCAGATAACATAACTTCTTCTTCAAAAGCTCTGTCAGATGATTCCTCAGTATAAATCTCAGCATGCTGATTTTCATACCTTTTATATTCCAGGCCGAATAGTGCATTCAATCCTGGCTCTAGTTCTTTAACTAGTTGTGATCGTGATATTGCCATAATTTATCTCCTATTCTCCTATTACGATTGTAGCTCGATTAGATTCGGACAAACAACCACTGAACAATAAGCTGCAGTAATATCCTCATTTTCAGGATCTTCTGCTACTCTTAAAAGTCTTAGTGATTTACTATCCGCGCCTGTAACACCGATATCTAAAGTTGCAGATGATCTACCAGTGATATCGCTACCAGCTGATGCATTCATATCATAAGACTCTAAAAATCCTGCTTGTGTTACAGCAGCATCTGTTGCTACTACATATTGTTGGTGTGGGTTATCGAATACAAAAGCAGTGATGTCTTCACTGTTTGCTGGTGTAATCGTTGCTTTGTAGAAATTCGCAAAAGTTGGCTTCAAAGTTGTAGCCGCGTTGTAGAATATTCCATTAAGCGTTCCAATTACAGGTGCAGCGGCCGTTTGACCATCCACAATATAACCAGCAGCAGATTTTACCATTCCGCCATTGTATATAGTAGTACCATAACCCGCATCGATTTTGTATTTACCTTGACCAGAAGTTGCTGGAGTTGAACCCAGAACGCCTGCCGCAGTATAACCAAAACCTTGTTCGTTTCTATTTGCCATAGTTATTACTCCTTATGTACCTGCCCCGAAAGGCCTCCAGTACGATTGATTTAATTCAGTGATTTAAAAATTACTTTTTAGTACCACCGAAGGTTACACGAGATTGTCTATCAACATTGATAGGCATTCTACTATCCTGCTCCCTCATAAGGTCGTTGTTTACGGCTTCGTTACGTTCTTTATGTCTATCAGACATATATTGTTGACGTTGCTGTGCGATCTCTTCAGGTACCTTCGCAAGTAGAAGGCCACCAACCCCAATCACTCCCTTGTATTTACCGTCTTCAACGGTTGGGTAATCGCTTGCATTTTCAACTTCTTCAGATCTAACTAACTCATAACCTTCTCTTAAACGTCCGGTTACATTTTTAGTATCTTGAAAGCCTACAACTTCAGCTCTTATCCATCTATACCTGAATCCATCAGGTGCAGGGGGTGCATCTAGAGATGATGGTGGAACCCACACTTTTGGTCTTTCAGACTTTGACCGTGTTTGGCTCGCACGAGAAGTATTTTCTTTTTCTTTTTCCATTTTACGCTCCTTCCTTCGTGTGTTTTAATTGTTTTGCGTACTCTTCGAGTGGCACACCTAATTTTTTAGCTATTGCTACCTGTGAAGATGTGAGTCTCACAGTTTTGCGACCAGGCTTTACGCTTCTTGTAGCAGAAGCCACTGTCTGAACAGGGGCGGCCGTTTGCTTAGTTTCAGTATTACCAAATTTATGCGGAAAGTCAACTTTAATTCTTCTATCAACCTCTGCATAATACTCGTTTGAGTTTGGATCATATCCTTCTTTTTCCGTTAAATCCTTATGTATTTCAAAAGCAGTGTAAGTCATTGCTTTATCCGTACCAAACCATGAGTTTTGAGAAGCCCATGCTTCAGCTTTAGGATCCGGATTAATAGGATCTTCCATTTGTCGTGTTTGAACTGGTGGTTGAGATAAAACAGGTTTCTCAGCCTGTTGTTCTTCTCTACCAGCTTTAGCTTGCTCTAGTTTTGCATTCTCAAAAGCGAGTGTTGCAATTCTTTTGTTCGCTTCAACTTGAGCCTGTGCATCTCCATTTTCAATAGCTGCTGCAAGTTCTTTTTGTGCAGCTTCCATTCCTGTAGAAATACTTGTCTCAAATTTCTTGACATAATCAGCATCAGTTTTTTCAAAACGTTTTTCTAATGCTTGTCTCTTTTCCTCTACACCTTTGGCATAGTCTAAAGCAGCTTGTTCTCTTCTTTCTGCTTCTCTCATCTTACGAGTTAATTTCGCAATACGAGATTGTACACCTTTGCTGTAATCTTCTAATGTTTCATCTGATTTTTTTTCTGTTTCTTCTTTTGTTGATTCTTGTGTTGCTGTTTCTTGTTCCGTGTTTTCCGTTTCTACAACGGCTTCTTCTTTTGCTTCTTCAATATCTATTTCTGCATCAGGTCCTGATGTATCAATAGGTACTAGTTTTTTTTCTTCGTCTGGCATAGTTACTCCTTCCTATGATTAAAACTCATGCAAGATGTCTTCTGGACTATCAATTGTTGCTAACACTTCATCGTCGTTTAGCAGACGCATCTCTCCACCATCTATCTTGATCCTTGATCCGGCATAACGCGCAAACATTACCCAATCATTGACCTTGCACCACGGGCCTTCGGGATACCTCTCCTTATCCTTGTAACATTGAGGACCCATAGCTAAAACTAATCCAACTTGAGATGCAACTTGTTGCCTCTCTATAGTTGTTTCAGCTAATACTAATCCACCTTTAGTTTTCTCTTTCATTTTAAAAGGTAAAACTATCATCCTCCACCCAGTAGGTTTTGGTAAGTTAGGTTCTTTCTCTTCTTTTTTCTCTGATTTTTTTACACCAATAAGATCATTGTTTGGTGTTAATATCGATGACTGTTCCTTCATTGTGCTCCTTATCGTTTAGCAGGTTAGAGATTTCCTGACGCACTGATTCCAGTGCATTAATTTGTCCTATTATATACTTGTAATTTTCCATACTGTCAACCCCTCCGGATGTTACCGAAACTGACAACTGTTCTATTCTTGAATCGAGGAATCTTAAAGTTTTATTTATTACTGTTTCTAATTGCATTATTTCTTTGCTACCTTTCCTGTATTCTCACCTTTTTTTATAACGTAGTCTTGAGTACCATTAGCACCTGTTTCTACTTCTTTCTTTAAATTCTTAAACAAGTTCATTTCTTTTAATTTCTTCTCAGCGTGTTTTTTAAAAGTTTCTAAAACTTTTGTATCTCTCACTAGCAATTCCACTTTCTAAGTGATTTAGATAATCTATCATCTCCAGTATTATTACTAGCTTTTTGTCTCTTACGCATCCCCTTCATACGCGCGCAGAATGACTTACGTCTTTTTGCAGCTTTAGATCCTTTTTTTAATTTTGATGGTTTAGTGGTTACTGCTGTTTTTAATTTAGAACCAGGGTTAGCTTTTCTATAAGAGTCAACACCTTTTTGATTTAAGCCACCAGATTCTGACTTACCTTCTTTTCTTGTCCACGCTGGACTTCCACCTTTTTTAAAATCTTGTCTCATGTAAATGTTTTAACATTAGTTGGTTTACCACCGGGATTACCTGCTGATCTCTTTCGTTTGACAGCAGATGCCTTTTGCCCTTTTGTCATCCGTGTGGCTTTTGCAAGTGGGACGCATTTTGGATATTTCCTCTTTGAGCCTTTGCTTCTCCCGCAAGGTTGATACTTCCCGTCTTTCTTCGGTGCTCCAATGTCCACCCATTTCTCCGCTACCCATTGTCTTAATCCACCTTTTGAAAAGTGTGTACGCATTACGAATTCTTTCCGTAAGCATTCCCTTTACCTTTAGTGGCCATCTTACAAACTGAACCAGCGTTTTTATATCCCATTCTATCGTTCATCATTCCACCACCCATAGCTTTTTTTCTTTTCTTCTTGCCACCTGGTGTGACTTTACCTGAACATACTGCTGAACCGTACATGTTAGCATATGCTGAAGGATATACTTTGAATTTTCTTTTAGCGGCTGCTTTGCCTTTTGCACAGAGTTTAGCCATTATGATTTTTTCACTGATTTAGATATTGGTGATTTCATTGCTCTAAGTTTTTTAAAATCAGGTCCATCAATTTTTTTCTTGTTACCTGCAAGCGATGCAATTTTCATTTGATTAGCAGAAAGTTTTTTTGAACCCATGTCAGCTCCACCACCAAATTTTCTTTCAATTCTGGTTTTAGAAGCCTGGTCTATATCAGATAAAGTGTTTTTTAATTTTGCTTTAGACATTTTAGTTTTGTGTTTAGCAATGTTTAATTTACTTTCAGCTTTATCTAATTTTGTTTTATTAACTTTTGGTCCAACACCTTTAATAGTGTTAAATAATTGTTTTCCTGCTTTTACAAAAGTGAATACTCCCATTATTTTTTTCCTCCGTGATTTTTAAAAATCTGTGTACCCTTTATACCATAAATACTCGCCACGACAAGGATCCACAAATTTGTGAACCATGACGGGAGCGTAGAGAACATATCAAAGAACAATTTCACCTTGTCCATCGCTGTTGGGTCCTCACTTACAACTGCCCACGCCAAAATTACAATTGGCGCCGACAAAATTATTAAAACCGCCTCGTCCTTCCAGTCCGATTGACGTGCTTCTAATAATTTACCTTGGTAAGCTTCTTTTCCTTCAGCCATACGAGATGCATGCATCAACTGTGCCTCTGACATAGCCATTTTAGTCTTCTGCTTGTTAGCATATATTTTACTTCCAGCAGAAACGGCTAATTTAATTGCCGATAACCACATGTTAGTACCAAGTAGCCGGTTTTTTCTTTTCAGCTAGCATTCTTTTTTGCCCACCAACTTTTTCCTTGTCTCCAGTAGGAATATAGTTGAAAGCATTGTCAGCTGTAGTTTTAGATCTTGGATCTATCTCTACATTTTGACTTGGAACTGCCATTTGTTTTGCTTTTTTATAGTTCATCATAGTTTTTACCTTTACTAGTTTATATTAGTATTATTTTTTTTTGCAAGACTTACTCCAGCACGTAATTCTGCTAATTCTTCGTTCTGATCCATCTTATCTTCAGCTAAATCTCTTGCTTGCATCAATTTTGCTCTATCAAAATCAGCTTTTGTTGCATCAGCTTCTCTTTTTCTATCATTTTCCATTGCTCTTAGGTCAACTTCACGTGATTTTAACTTTAATAGTGGGTCATTATCAAATTGTGAAGTAATTTCATTCTCTTCTTTCATAAATTCTTCAGTCATTTCAGCAATCAAGATAGCTTTTCTTGATTCAACTTGATTTGTAAGCATTTGTAACTGTTGTTGAACCTGTGGATCCATTGCAGCCATCTGTTGCATTTGTTGCATCTGCATCATTTGCTCTCTGAACTCCATTTGAACTTGTTCTTGAGCCATAATTGAAATGTGTTCTAGTATATTTTTTTGTATTGCAGCCATAACAGGTGGATTATTTCTTACCATGTTAACAGACATAAAGTTTAAGTGAGCTGTGATGTGTGCTCTGTGATCTTGACCAGGAAAAGCTTGAAAAGGTTTACCACCCATTGCATCAATGTGCTCTAAACTTGGATCTTTAGGTGCACTTGGCGCTGGTGGAGGTAGAACTGCATCTACATCTTTTACACCAATCGCATTATACATGTTTCTATAAATTTGATACATGTTGTGCATCTGTGGATTGCTTGTTGCAATTTGTAATTGCGTTTGAGCAAGTGTAATTCTTTGAGACATTGAAAATATATTGGGGTCAGCAACCGGTACTACATCTACTCTATCATCAAAATCAGTTTGTTTAATATTTCTTGCACCACCTACAACATCGTAAGGATATTCTGGTGGTAAATATTGTGCAACTATTTTACCTAATAATTTAAATTCTTGTTTCATCGCTGCATAACATCTTTTGTGAATAGCAGACATGACACGTGAACCACGCTCAAGAAGTGCAACTGTTGTTCCAACTGCAGCACCTTGATTACCATCGCCCACTTGCATATCAGCAATAGCCGCGAACCTTTGACCTGCTTGTACAACTACTCCCAGTAATTGTAATAATGTAGGACTTGGTTCTTTGTATGGTAATGGAAAGAATGCATCTCTTAAATTTCCACCTGGTGCATCTACATCTTTAAATTCACCTGGTTGTATTGGTGACGCTTCGTCTCTAACTCTAACTCCACGCTGTTTAAATCCAGCAGGTAAGTTAGCTAAAGTTCCAGCATCTAATAATTGACGGAGAGCAGTCGTTGCCGTTCTGCTCAATCCGCCAATCATATGAATGAGTCCAAAGCCATAAAATCCTAGTCCTGGCAGAAACTTGAAGTGGACAAAATATTGGATTTTACTTTTCTTTAGATCATCGGGCGCATAGTTTCGTCTAATAGACAAAACTTCTCTACTACCTTCTTCGACTGTAACGAGGTAAGGTAATTTTATTCCTGTTGGTTCTCCATCTGCTCCAACATCTTCAAAACCTTCTAAGTCTAAATTAACGTGACACTCTAACAAAGTATATACAGGTTCGTTCTTACCTGTCTTCTTAGTTCCTTCTAGCTCACGTTCTTTTTTAGTTAGTTCTCCATTAGTCTCTGTGCCTGGAGGACTTAATTCTACGTCTCTGTAAAAACCTGATACTTGTTGTTTTCTTAATTCATTCTCTGAAATTTTCACGGTATGAATAACTGCTTCCGCATCATCTAATGAGGTTGCTGTATACGGTACAATTAATTCATCCGCTGGTACAAACTTCGATACCACTCTTCCAAGTGGTACGTCGTAGTAAACTTTTTTAAATGTAGATCCAGCTAGTGGTAAATGAAATAACATAGAATCAAATTCAGATTCATATTCTTTCATCGTGTCCATGATTAAATAATTCATGTAATCTTTAACACGTTGTGATTGCTGTTCAGTTTGTGGATTTTTAATTCCTATAACTTGTGTTCTAACTGGTCCATCACTTGGTAATAATTCTTTATACGCTTGAGCTTGGAACTGAGTTACAGCTTCTGCAAGAACTGGGTGTGTTGCACCTGAAGCTCCTTGAAACGGTTCAGTTCTGTTTTCGTATTTGAAACCTAGTAAATCTAATCCTGTTGTATAAGCGCTCTCCCATTCTTTTCTAGATGATTTGTAGTCCATATAGTTTTGAACCATTTCATTTCCAATTGGATCTAAAATATCATCTGGTAAAATATCAGCTAAGTTATCAAAGTGTGATTCTGTTCCAGGTACATTTATTGATCCTGGTTCAAAGTCTAATGTAACTCCACCGTCTTCTTCTGGGATAACCTCTACAGGTCCTTTATCTATATCTTCTTCCTGAACACTAACTTCTTCTGCCATCTCTTCTTCTGAAGGGATGTCAATTTTAGTTCTAGTGTTAGGGAGTCCTTTATCTATATCTGCCATTTATTACTCCTATATCTTCTTAGCACGTTTTAATAGACCTCGCAACCCTTGAGGTGTGGGTCCTGATTGTGGTGGTGGGCCTTTATCTACCCCTGCTACATTTGCAATACCACCACCTGCAAATCCTTGTTCTAACCTTTTTTTATACATACCCTCTTCAAATTCTTTTTTTTCTAATGCAGCTAATTGACTAGCTAAATCTATAGGAAGTGAAGAATATGCGTCCCTAACATCTTTTGTACCCATATCAATTTCACCATCTTGCATAGATCCAGGTGTTTCCACACCTGCATAACCTCCAGCATAAGTATCAAAAATATCTCCTACACCATAAGCTTCAGCTTGATCAAGTGTGTAAGGTAAACGATTTAAAATGATATTCGTATTACCTGCTGTAGCTTCACCTTTGTTTTTAATATAATCTTTTAAGTTATTTATTGGAGTAACTTCGTATGGATCTCCTCCTAAACCTCTTATGTTTTGTTTTAATATGTCTTTATTAGAATCTTTAAAAAATTCAGTGCTTGCACCTTTATCTATTTTTTTATCAAAGTCGGATGCAACTTTATCACGAATAAATTTCTGTGTCGCTACCTTTCCTTCTAAAAGTCCTTTTTCACCTGGTTCGTAAGTATAACCAAATCCAGAATAATCTTTAGTTATGTCTAACATATTTTTTTCTGCTTGAGCTAGTTGATCAGCAAATATAGATTGTCCTTCATCTCCTACTTCTAAATTCTGTAAAGAATTTTCTGCCATTAACTTTGATTGATAGTTTTTTAAAAAAGAACTTACAGCATTTGTGTGTTTTATATATTTTTTAGCTTCACCTTCTGGTAATTTATCAAGATCAACTTTACCTGCTCCAAACAAACCTGCAGTGCTCGATCTTAATGCACCATCTATATCTCCTGCAACTAAATCAGGAGCCATAAACATATACTCTAATGGTATGGCTATATCTCCGAAAAAACTTCCTGCAACAGCTCTTAATTTTCCAAATTTTTTAGGTATCTTTCCATCTTTAGAAACTTTTTTAGCTTCATTAATTTGTTTCTTCATATTAGTTTGTATTTCTCCCATTGAACAAGTTAACCCATCCACTGATCCTGCTAACTTAAATCCTTTTCTATTACAAAATGAACTTAGTATGTTTGCTTTTCTATTAATTTCACCTTTAGCTGCAGTGTAAGAAGTCTGTAGATTTTTTCCTACATGTTCTCCTTTTTCATTAAAGATTAATATTTTTTGTCCAAGGTTTTTTTCTTGCGTTAAAAGATCATCTATTGGTAGATTACGAAAATAATCTTTTCCTATTTTAGAAGCAATTTCTGGTTTATCTAATCTAGAAGCAGCACCTAATGCTATGTTAACTCTTTGAGGTAATATAGATAAATTTTTAAAAGGATTTTTACCTACTCCGTCGTTGTGGTCTATTTCATATGGAAATCTAGAAAAAGGTTTTTTATAACCATAACCAAATTTATACATCTGTCCTGAGTAGTTTCCAAAAGTTGTTTTCTTTCCTGTTTTAGGATCTATTATATCAGAACCATCTGGCCACGTAGTTCTGTTTTTCATATCTGACAAGTCATCTTGCAACTTAAAATATTCTTGAAATAATGGATCACTTCTTCCTTTTGTTTTTATGTAATCCATATCATAAACTTTTCCACTACCATCTTTAAAAGCAAGATCATAATAAGAATCTACTTGTGAAAAATCAGTAATTCTTTTATTTAAATTATTTTTATTATAGATTGAAAATTCTGTATTTCCTTTAGACATTGTTTGATTACGAACTGCATAATCCATTAAACGTTGTGCATCATCTTTGGGTGTACGTAACATACTTTTAGTTTGAACAGTATTTTGAACATCTCCAAGAGTCCAATCTTTATCTATATTTTTTAAAAAATTTGCACTACTTAGTTTATTTATTATAGGTTTAACTTCTTCATCCCAATTTAGAGTTTTAGAATTTTTTAAAGCATTACTAATATCTTCTACTCTACTTCTATTAGGGTTAGTATTTTTTCTATACTTATAGCCTCCTATCATTTCTTTAATTCTGTGTAGAGGCTTAGTAAGCTCCATTGCATTTTTATCAAAATCACTAAAAAGTTTTATATATGCTTTTTCTACTTTAACTTTATAACTATCTAAAGGTGTAGCTCCTTCTCTTTTTACAATACCTGATATACGACCAGGAGATTTAAAACCTAATTTTTTACCAATATCTTCATATGAAACATATTTGTCTCCTTGATTAGCTTTTAAAATAGCTTCTTCTATTTTTTCTAAATCATATTGTTTTGGTTGACCAATTTTACCTTTATACCCAGGCCGTGATCCATTGGCATTGGGTTGTACTAACTGGCCATTTGCAAACATGGGCCGTGATTCAGGGGCCACGGCGCTTGGACCATTGTTATCGTACAAGTCACTTAGGTCTTGTATTCTTTTAAAGAGATCCATTTACTCTCCTAACATTCGAGCGATACCGCCAGATGCTTTTTTGATCTTGATTGACGGAGCTTCGTCTACTTCTTTAACAATTTGATTAATAGCATCCTGTCTAATACCATCTTCGTAACTTGAAGGATTATAATCATCTTTATAAATTCTAGAAGTAGTTTCTGTAACTTCATCATATTCATCAGGAGTTTTAACAGGTTTACCACCAGGTCCTTCTACAACCTCACCCTTTCTAAACTCCATAATTTCTATATCATTGATCATGTCATCACGTTCCATATTAACTTTTTTAATTTGTATATCTCCTGTTGCCATGTCTTCTTCTAATATGTAATCTGCTGTACCATCTTTAGATTTTAAAGATTTAGCTATTGTTCTATCATTGGTAGGAGTTGTATCACTACCAAGTTTTTTAATTTTTTCTGCTAGTTTAAAAAAGTATGGAGGAGGTTTTCCTGTTGATTGTTTTACAACTTCTTTTGCAACTTCTTTAGTTGCACCTTTACCACCAAATCCAAGAATACCTGTTTTAAGTGCACCGATTCCTGCACCGACGCCACCTAACATTTTTAAAAATCCTCTACGGCCCATGCCACCACCTACAAAGTTTGCTCTCATTATTCCGCCGTCAGCTTGTTTAGTTCTGTTTTGATTTTTAAATGCATCTATAATTTCATCAGGACTCATACCTTTTTCCATCATTTTAAATGTTTCATCAAGAGACCCTAGTACTTCTGCTTTTCTTTGTGGATTATCATCAATTAATATTTTATCTAACAGATCATCAGTGATTCCTGGGTATTTTTGTTTTAATTTTAATCTCTCCACCATTTTAGGAGCTAGTTCTTTAACTGCTTGTTCTTCTGCTTGTTCTGCTTTAACTCTTTTATAATCTTGATCTAAAAATTCTTCTAACTCGTCTAATTCATCTGCATCATCACTACTAAATAATCTGTAATCATCTGTAAGCTCTGCTTCTTCTTTTCTTTTTTTTAATAAATTTAATCTAGCTTGAGACTTTGATCCAGGTTCTGGATCTAGTTTACCTGTTTTATATTGATCATACATGTCAGCTTCATAGTCTTTTAATGTTTTTTCTCTTTTTAAAAGTTCTTCTATAGTTTCATCACCTGCAACATTAAAACCCATACTATCTTCAGCATCGTCTAATATTTCTTTATAGTAATCATAATCAGGTGTTTTACCATCTTCCATAAACACACCTTCTTTTTTATTAATTCTATTGTCCGCTGCTTTAAACATATCACGCTCTAATGTCTTTGGAGGGATAGGTGCTTTGTCCCCAGTTGTAATTGCTTTCTTACCAAATTTGTCTCTTACTAAATCTAATAAAGCTTGAACACCTTTTTTACCTGCACCAATTTTATAACCAATACGTCCACCGTTTGCTTTTTTCTCTGGGTCATCTATTTTACTTTTCATAGATGCAAGTCCTTCTTCATTATTTTTTAATAATTTTTGTCTAATCTCATCTTCAGATAAAACTTGTCTAGGTCTTGCACCTGTTGCTTTCATGATTCCTGATTTAAGAGCCTCACCTTGTTGTGATCCACCTATAATTGGTTTACTTGGATCGATGGGTCTTCCTTGCATGTCCATAACTTTGTTCATATCTTTGAATCTCTGAACAGCTTCTTGTTGAATTTTTAACTTCTCTAAATTACCAGGTTGTTTGCCTGTGGCCTTCATAAAACCTCTAGTCAATTGCTCAACTATTTCCATTAAGCCCATGCCAAATCTTATCATTAGTAATATATCCTTTTACGTTCGTTCTGTGGTTCATCCACATAATCTTCAGGGTGTTGTAATAATCCTGCTTGTCTAAAACGCATGATCGCTTGAGTCGTAGAGTCGACTAGATCGTCATGATCTCCGTAAGGAAACGCAGCACACTCTTCAATGACTTCGTCTGCGAATTTCTGCTCAGGAGCCCATATCATACCAGATTCGAACAAAGGTGCAACTGCATTTACACGTGAATGTTTATCATTTCCACGAGACGGTGTAAAGTTCACAACCGGTATATCCATCTGTCTAAGTTCATATGTTAGAGGTAAACCACTGGCTTTTGCTTCAACTATCACTGATTCAGGTTGCCAATACTTATATTGCTCTAATGCAAGTCTTCTTAGTTCAGGAAACTCATACCGTCCTTTTATAGAATCCAGCAGCATCAAATTAGCACCTGAGTCTTGATCAGGATAAAATACACCCCAAGTAGTAATAGCACTGTAATCTGCAGTTTCTTTTTTTAAAAACGCTGTATCATAACTTTGTATAACGTGATGCAGTTCTGGTATCCAATCATGGTCCCAGGTTCGCCACCACTCACGTTTTATAATTGCACCTTCATCACTTGTTGGGTTTTGCATCCACTGTGCATTCCATTTGCCCGTGGGCAGTGTTGCTTGTACCTTCTCTAATTCATCAAGCTTCCAATACTCTGGCCAAACAGGAGCAGCCTTCTTTGATCCGTGGTCCAAGATTGCTGGAAATTCGACCACGTGCCACTGATCAGCTTTAGCTTCACTTTGGTTTGCAAGTAGTTTACCTGTTAGGTCTTTGTTACTCCATCTTGTCATAACAAGTACAATCTTACCACCAGGTTGTAAACGCTGACGAGGACCAGATGTATACCACTCGTAAGCAGACTCCATGGCCGTTGGACTCATTGCATCTTGCTCTGAGTGTGGATCGTCAATTATTAATAAGTCAGCACCCCGTCCGGTTATTGCACCGCCGACACCAGCTGCAAAATACTCACCACCTTGTGCTGTTTCCCACCTACCAGCGGCTTGCGAATCTTCTCTTAGTCTTGTTTCAAATATTTTTCCATACTCGTCACTATCAATCAAGGTCTTAGCCTTACGACCAAATCTTACAGCTAGTTCTCCTGTGTGAGTTGCTTGGATTATTTTTAACTTAGGGGTACGGCCCACCATCCACGCTGGTAACAAGTAACTTGCAAATTCTGATTTCGTATGACGTGGAGGCATATTTACTATCAGTCGGTTTATTTCACCCGATGCAAGTTGATTAAATTTTTTTGCTATGTGTCTGTGGTGCGAGCCTTCTACAAAATCGGGCCACACACATTTGACAAAGGACATGAAGTCATTCTTAGCTTTAGTTTGGATTTGTTTTTCTGCATGCATAACTTGCAGTTTCTTAAATTGCTTTCTAACGTCTGCAGGTAGCTTACTTATATCTACGTTGTTTAAATTCATAAAATTTTTTAAAAAATTTTTTTATAATTTTTTTGCACCATAAAGTGTTGAAAATGTTTTTACCACCATAAACTGTCTAAATCAAGCAATACAACCTAAAGTAGTGGGACCCCTTTTTGTGTAAAGGGTGGGTGGGGTCGACGTTAGTTGCGATGTTGCTGTTGGATAGGGATCCGTGCGCCTAGGCGCGTTAGCGCCTAGGCAGAAAGGTTGGTGTTAATCTAACAACACCATGTATGCTTCGGCATTGTGTTGCCGGAAGTAGTTAATGTCTTTACGTACTTTGTCCCAAAGCTTTGACGTACCGTCAACACCTGCGTCTTGGTCTTCCAGTGTTGCTTCCATCTCATTGATAAAGATTCTATCATGAATGATAGCTTCTTTCTTTGTCAACATAATAGACTCGCCATTGAATCTATTCTTACGTTCTTCTGTCTTTAGTTCCATGCTGACCTCACGACTCCACCGTTGGTTGCTTTGTTCAAAGCTTCCAGGTATTCCGTCTCAGTTAACTTTAATACTTCTAAACAAAAATGATGTTTAGTCCCCTG